TTTCAAGAATGGGGTAATAGAGGTATTCACTATTGGGAAATAGATGAACTTGATTTAGATTTAATAGAAGGTCAAGCAGAGTATGATTTTTTTAGATCTAGTGATGATGGTACAAGTGCTACCTCTACTCCAAATGGAGTTTATGGAATATCTGATATCCTTGAGGCACAGTTAAGATCTAATAGAACACAAACAACACAATCAGATAGTCCAATGACAAAAGTAGATAGATCTACTTATGCAGGATTCTCAAACAAATTATCCAAAGGAACACCTAATCAATATTGGATAGAAAGATTTATTGATAAAGTTAGAGTGCACGTTTATCCAACACCAGATTCTACGAATGCATCTAAAGATATGCATTTTTATTACATAAAAAGAATACAAGATGTGGGTGACTATACTAATGCAACTGATGTTCCATTTAGATTTGTGCCTTGTATGGTATCAGGATTAGCCTATTATTTATCTATGAAGTATCAACCACAATTAATACAACAAACAAAATTAGTTTATGAGGATGAGTTTGCAAGAGCATTAGCAGAGGATGGTTCTGCATCTAGCACACACATTACTCCTAAAGCATATTATCCAGGAGCATAATGGCAAAGTACGCAACAGGAAAATACGCAAAAGCAATATCAGATAGATCCGGTATGGAATTTCCATATAAAGAAATGGTTAGAGAATGGAACGGATCGTTTGTTCATGTATCTGAGTTTGAACCAAAGCAACCGCAATTAGAACCAAAACCTATGAATGGTGACTCTATATCTTTACGTAATGTTAGACCTGATAGAATAGAATCAGATGTTCCATATTCTATTCCAGAGAATGGTTTTGAAACTTATGAGGCAGGATCAAGAGTTATTAATGTAACTGCACCTGGACATGGCTTAACAAATGGAACAACATACAGATTTAGAGGCTCACCTTTAGCAATCACTGCTAGTGGTGGAACATTTCAATTTGCAAATCCATCAGACTTTGATGGTATTACTGGAGCTAATATTGCAAAAGCAGCTGGTTATACAATTACGACAGGAATATATAGAGATGATGCAAGAGTTAGCACAGATTACGCTGTAGCAAATTTCTTCTTCTTTACAGTTGATACAGATACTGCTACAGTTGGAGGAGTTAAAGGAGGAGGACCGGGTTGTTCAGTTGGACCGGTTACGTTAAGCGCATGATTAAAAAAATTATAGAAAAAATAAAATCTTGGTTTAGACCTAAAGAACAAATAGATGCACATGAGGTAATGTTACACCCTAGAGGTTTTTGTAGTGAACACAATAAATATAAACATCGTTGTCCTAAATGTAAAGAATTAGCGAGGATAGCATAATGGCAGGATTAAGTTATAGTGGATTAGTTACACAGATTAGAAATTATACAGAAGTAGACTCTACTGTTTTGTCAGATTCTATTTTAGAAAATATTATTTTAAATGCTCAATATAGAATAATGAGAGAAGTTCCTATCGATGCTGATAGATTACAAAAACTAGGTAACTTTGTAGCTGGACAAGAAAGTATTAACGTACCAGGAGGAGCATTGTTTATAAGAGGTGTACAAGTTTATGACACTGCAGGATCAGAAATTACAGGAGCTAATAGATGGTTAGAAAAAAAAGATTATACATACCTACAAGAATATCAAGATGTTACAGGCACATCTGCAGCTCAAGGACAGCCTAAATATTATGCTATGTATGGTGGAGCAACAGGAGATGGAGATACCAACTCTGGACGTATTATTGTAGCTCCAGTTCCAAATACTACATACAGATTTAGAATACATTATAATAAAATGCCAGCTACTCTAGCTTCAGATAACACAACTAATTATATTAGCCTTAATTTTCCAAATGGGCTATTATATTGCTGTCTATCAGAGGCGTATGGATTTTTAAAAGGTCCAATCGATATGTTGACATTATACGAAAATAAATATAAACAAGAAGTACAGAAGTTTGCTAACGAGCAAGTTGGTAGAAGACGAAGAGATGACTATACTGATGGCACTGTTCGTATTCCAGTAACTTCAGCAAACCCGTAGGAGATTAAATTATGGCAATAACATCTGCAGTTTGTACAAGTTTTAAAGTAGAACTTTTAAAAGGAGTTCACGATTTTACAGCTACAACTGGAAACACTTTTAAAATAGCACTATACACAAGTGATGCAACTTTAGGAGCTTCAACTACAGCTTATACAACTTCAAATGAAATTACAAACTCATCAGGTAGCGCTTACACTGCAGCCGGTGCAACTTTAACAAGTGTTACACCAACAAGTTCTGGTACAACAGCGCTTTGTGATTTTGCTGATGTTAGTTATACTTCCGCATCTTTTACTGCAAATGGTGCATTAATTTACAATGACTCAGCATCAGGTGATCCTGCTGTTTGTGCTATTGCATTTGGTGCCGATAAAACAGTAACAAGTGGAACTTTTACAATTCAATTTCCAACAGCAGACGCAACAAACGCGATCATAAGATTAGCATAAGGAGGCCTTCCTTATGGCATCAACCTGGGGCAATAATACTTGGGGCGCCAATACATGGCAATCCGATGAAATAGTTGTATCTATTACTTCACCTGGAACAATATCAGCATTAGGAACACCACAATCATTTAACGTTGAAGGTTGGGGTAGACAACAATGGGGTAATTCAGGATGGGGTGTTGAGTATTCTGTTGAGCCAACTGGACAATCAATTACTTCTGCAGTTGGAACTCTTACAGCTGAGACTGTAGAAATAATAGAAATTTCAACTTTACCTACAATAAATGTTGATGCAACTTTTCCAACTGTTGTTAACACTACACCTGTAACTGTATCAGGTTTTGAAATTACTTCTGCTATAGGAACAGTAGATGCATTCAATGCTGCTGGTTGGGGAAGACAGGCTTGGGGTAATTCAGGATGGGGAGTTTCATACGCCGTTGAAGTAGGAGGAGTATCTATTACTTCAAATGTTGGTTCAGTAGTAGCTGGTGATACTCAAATTGTAGAAATAAACGGATTATCAGCGACTGTTTCTGTTGGTGAAATAGTTCCTGCTGATGTTATAGGAATTTCTACAGCAGGAGTAATTACCTCTGCAGTTGGTGATCTTTCTAACTCTGGAACTTTAGTTGGTTGGGGTAGAAATGGTTGGGGTGAAGAACCTTGGGACGCTTCTTTTAATTCACTTGTCCAAGTAACAGGAGTTCAATCAGAATTTAGTGTTGGTTCAATAACACCAGCTGATGTTATGGGACTTACTGGAGTTTCAGCAACAGGAAGTGTTGGATCTATTACACCTGCAGACGTAATGGGATTAACAGGAGTTGAATCAACTCTTGATGTTGGAACTTTATCAATTGTTGAAGGAATAACTTTAAGTGGTCAATCAGCAACTGCAAGTGTAGGTTCCGTTACAGTAGCTGATCAAGCAGTTGGTTTAACAGGTCAATCATCAACTGCAAGTGTAGGTGAGCCTACAATAACATCAAATCCAATTATAGTGCCTACTGGTGTTTCTGCAACAGCTTCAGTTGGCTCAATAACACCAGCTGATGTAATAGGTATTTCTGGTGTTTCTGCAACCGCCTCTGTAGGATCAACAACAGTTGCAGATCTAGTATTAGGTCTTACAGGAGTTTCAGCAACAGCTTCGTTAGGTTTAGTTACAGTAATACCTATTTATGGTAATGTTGACACTGGTTCAAATTCATCATATAGTGCACCGTCAACAGGATCAAATAGTAGTTTTTCTGATGTAAGCACTGGTTCAAATACAACACCAGCTTCAGTTTCAACAGGATCAAATAGTACTATTTCTAATGTTGCAACTGGTTCAAATACAAGTTATAATGACGTTGCATAGGAGATAAAATTTATGGCATCAACATACACACCTCTTGGTATAGAAAAACAAGCAACCGGTGAAAACGCTGGTACATGGGGAACAAAAACTAATACTAACTTAGAAATAGTAGAACAAGCAATTGGTGGAACAGCTTCTCAAGCTGTGTCTGATTCTGGAGATACTACTTTATCTGTTTCAGATGGATCAACTGGTGCAACTCTTGCACACAGAGTTATAGAATTTACTGGATCATTAACTGCATCTAGAAATGTTACAATACCTTTGGATGTTCAACAACTTTATCTTTTAAAAAATGGAACTTCTGGTTCACAAAACGTAGTATTTAAATATGTTTCTGGATCAGGGACTTCTGCTACTATTGCAAATGGTAAAACTATTTTAGCGTATGCAAAAGCAGATGATGGTACAAATCCAAATATTGTATCAGTTGAATTTGGTGGAGATGTTGTTGACGATACATCACCACAATTAGGTGGTGACTTAGATGTTAATGGAAATGATATTGTATCTACTTCAAATGCAGATATTGATATAATTCCAAATGGAACAGGGGATGTTAATCTTGGTGCTGATACAGTTCAACTTGGAGATAACAACGCTGATGCTACATTAACAACTCAAGGAACTGGGGATTTAATTTTAAACACAAATAACGGCACAAATGCGGGTACAGTTACACTTGCAGATGGTGCAAATGGAGACATGACTTTAGCTCCAAATGGCACTGGTAGAGTAAAAATAACTAACGCAACATCAAGCTCAACACAAATCGCAACTACTGATGGAAAAGGTATTGTCTTATCCATGGTTTTCGGGTATTAATATAAAAGGAGAATAAAAAATGGCAACACCGAATCTTGTAAATATAGCAACGATCACACCTAAAAACGCTATGGGTAGTTTATCCGATACAAACAGAACTACTATGATAGACGTTCCTGCAGAAACTGCAGTTAGAATTGATACAATATTATTAGCAAACATTGATGGAACTAATGCTGTTGATGCAACAGTAGAAATTAGTAACGATAATGGTTCAACATATTATAAAATTGCAAGCACAATTTCTGTGCCTGCAGATTCAACATTAGATTTAATTAGTAGACCCATATATTTAGACGAAACAGATTTGATAGCTGTAACCGCTGGCGCTGCCAATGATTTAGCTTTTCACGTTTCTTATGTAGAAATGGTAGATTAATTTTAAGGAGGAAAGATAATTTATGCCAAGAATAATTAAACCTGTACCAGGAAGTTTTACAGCAGCTGACATAACAGTTGATTCATCTGGAAGAGTTATAGCTGCCACTTCAGGAAGTTCTGGAGATAAATCTATGCTTCCAGCTTTTTTTGATGATGGTCCAGCTACTGGAACCTACACGGCAAACCCAGCTGCAACACAAATTTTTGTATACCTGCGAGGCGCAGGTGGTGGCGGAGGTGGAGGATCTACTTCTCCAGGTACACCTCCAGCATCTCCGGGAGGCCATGGAGGATTTGGAATTTGGTCTGTACCAGTAAGTGCTCCATATTCTGTTCCTTATGCTTTAGGAGCAGGTGGTAACCCAGGTCCAAACTCACACACTGAATCAGGTGGCTCAGGAGCTGCAAGTACTTTTAATACAAATACAGCTGTTGCAAATGGTGGCGGTGGTGGAAACTATGATGGTGGTAATCCAGGTGTCGGTGCTTCAGGAACTGCTCCTGGTTCGAAACAAGATCTTACAATAACTCCATCAACAGGTAATCTTAATCAAACTAAACCATATGAACAAGTACCACCAGGTTTGTTGCAACTTGCTGACGGAGCCTATGTAGTAACTGGAATTCCCCCTTCTTTTCAAGATAGTGTTAACTTGTTGGGAAGAGTAAAAATAGCTGGAAAAGGTGGACAAGGAGGTCCAAAAGCTCAACCTGGAGCTGGACAAGCTGGATCTCACGGTTCAATAGCTGTGTATGAAAACTTAGGACAATAATATGGCAAAATTTCTTTTTATGCATGAAGTTAAAAGATCAGCTCTTGTGAGAGCTGGTTTAGATTCTGATATTGATCTTGCATTTACAGATGGAGTAAGTCCATATATTATAAAAACTTCTTCAGATGAAGACTATGAAGCTTTAGTAAATGGAACAAAAACTTTAACTATTTCAAATGATGAACTTTCATTTGGAACAACAGATTTACCCATTAATGAAGATAGAGAATGTGTAGAAAGTGAGTTTAGAGGTGAAGTTCAACATAGAATTGATTGTCTTGAAAATCGTATAGAAAATATGCCCATTGGTCATTCTAAACTAGATAGAGCAAAAGAAACTGTAGCTTTTTTAAAAGCCATCGACTTAGACGCTATTTCTTATCCTACAACAACTTTAGACAAATATCTTAACGATAATAATAAGTATACTAACTATCGTTTTATTTAATTGACTTTTTTAAAGTAATATTTTATATACCTTTTTATAAAGGTATAGAATGTTTAATAATAAAGTCATAGAGTTTCACTATCCAAAAGCTGCTTTTAAATTTTTAGAGGATAATCTACCAGAACCTATTAGTAAGATAATCCCTGATTGGTACAAAGAACTTAAACATACTCTAGAAAGAAAAACAGTTAAAGGTTGTGTTCCTTTTATGGATACTTTAATTTCTGGATATGTTTTAAAAATGCCTCAAGATATGTTTATAAATCACAATTTTTATGATAAAGAAAAAAAGGCATATGACTCGGTGTATAGCTTTGCTTATGGAGCCGAAACTAATTATCTTGATAATAATTATATAAATTTAAATACTACGAAAACAGATGCTCATCCTAAAGAACAGTTAGGAGATAAATGTCCTTTTCACGAAAAAAATAAAAATTTGCCTTATTATAAAATTGTAAATCCTTTTGTTATAAAAACTCCTCCAGGATACTCTTGTTTATTTGTGCCACCATTAAATAATAGCGATGATCGATTTAATATTATTCCAGGAATTGTGGATACGGATTCTTATGTAAATGAAATAAATTTTCCAATAGTTATTAATGGTGATAAATATTCAAATTTAAAAACAGTTATAAAAAGAGGAACTCCTTATGTTCAGGTAATACCTTTTAAAAGAGATGATTGGCAAATGAAAACAGTTTCGTATGAAGGACACAATAAACAAAATAAATTTTTAAATGTAAAATCTATCATAAATAACTATAAAAAATATATATGGAAAAAGAAAAAATGGAGTTAACAAAATACATAAAAATTTATGATGATTGTTGTAAACCACAACAAATAGGTAATTTTATAAAATATTTAAATAATAAAGTAACTTTTGAAGATGCAGCTGTAATAGGTACAGGAGAAAAAGATATGGTTGATAAAAGTATTAGGAATAATGGTATTTGGACTCCCTCAGAAAATACTTTAAGTGAAATTCATTGGTTAAATTTTTACACTTGTATAATAAAACATAATTTATCTAGATATCAAACTGATCTTAATATGCCCACATGTTCATCTGGAATACATAAATTTAGTGTTCTTAAGTACAAAGAAGGTGGTTTCTATAAACCACATGTAGATCATCATGCTCAAGCTAGTAGAAATATTAGCACTATATTTTTTTTAAACGATGATTATGAAGGTGGTTCTTTTTCTTTTAAAGATCCTAGTAATTATGAAAAAACTATTTTAGAAGTAAAACCTAAATCAGCTAGAATGATTATGTGGCCATCAAACTTTTTATACCCTCATCAAGCAAACACAGTAATAAAAGGAGTTAGATTTGCAATCGTCGCATGGATAATTTAAATAATTTTACATTCAAAATAATTCCAAATTTCTTAACTAACGAAGAGGTTAAGTTAATCAAAGATTATTGTATTTTTGGACATAAAAATAATAAACAGAGTTTTGATACTGTACAAAATGATAACGGAGATACTTATTTTTACAAAGATCCTTTAATGCAATCTTTGTTAATTAATAAAAAACATATAATGGAAAAAACAGTAGGAATTGATTTGAATGAAACTTATTCTTTTTGGAGATGTTATACATGGGGAGCAGAATTAAAAGAACATCGCGACAGGCCTTCTTGTGAAATTAGCGCAACGGTTTTTATAGATTCTGATGGGACTGATTGGCCGATATATATGGGAGATACTCCAATTAATTTAAACATAGGAGATGCTGTGGCTTATAGAGGTTGTGATTTAAAACACAAAAGAGATGAGTTTAAAGGAGATTATCACATTCAAGCTTTTCTACACTATGTAGATAAAAATGGTAAATACGCAGAACACAAAGGAGATCAATTACATGAGAATATTGCAAGATAAAAAAGGAAATGGTTATTTATTGTTTAGCAAACAAGAAATAAAACTCTTAAATAAGAAACCATATCTTACTTTTAAAGCTGAGTTTTTAAGAAAGTTTGCAAATAATTTAATGCACATATCGATGAATATAGCAAAAAATCAACCTAAAAAGCTTAACAAAATTTTTAAGAAAGTTGTTTCTGAGGAACACGAAGAGATCGAGTCAAAATAAAAGACTTTCCTAGCATAAAAATCTATAATATAGTGTAAATATGCTACAAAAAATAGGATTTCAACCAGGTATCAATAAACAAATTTCAGAGACTACTGCAGAGGGTCAATGGATAGATTGCGATAATGTTAGATTTAGGTATGGCACACCCGAAAAAATAGGTGGTTGGAAACAACTAGGGACTGATGATTTAACAGGAGCTGCTAGAGGACTACATCATTTTGTAAATAGTTTAGGTAGAAAATATGCAATTATTGGTACAAACAGAATTTTATATGCATATTCAGGTGGTGTGTTTTATGACATACATCCTATTAAAACTACAACAACTCTTACAAATGCATTTAGTACAACTAATGGATCAGCAGTTGTAACACTAACTTTTTCTAGCGCACACAATATTGCTGCAGGTGAAATACTATTGTTAGATAATTTTACTACAATTACAGGATCTAATTTTAGTGCATCTGATTTTGATGATAAAAAATTTATGGTAACATCGGTACCATCAACTACAACACTTACAATTACAATGCCATCAAATGAAACAGGGTCTGGTGCAACAACATCAGGTGGTATTAGAATGCAACATTATTATCCAGTGGGACCAGCTGTACAAGCAAAAGGTTTTGGTTGGGGTTTGGGCTCTTGGGGTGGAGAAGAAGCAGGAGCTGTAACAACAACTTTAAATGGTGCAATCAATGACTCAACAACTACAATAGTATTAACAGATGCATCGCAGTTTCCTGACTCTGGAACAAACTTTATTTTAATTGGCACAGAAGAAATATCTTATACAGGTATCTCATCAAACACTTTAACAGGTGTTACAAGAGGTGTAAGAAATACAACAGCAGCATCTCATAGTGATGGAGCTACAATTACTAATACTTCAGATTATGTTGCATGGGGTGAAGCAGCATCAGGAGACTTAGTTATTGAACCTGGTATGTGGTCACTAGATAATTTTGGTGATAAAGCAATTTGTTTAATTTCTAACAATGCTTGTTTTGAATGGGATTCATCTTTATCAAATGCAACAACGACAAGAGCTACAATTATATCAGGTGCACCAACAGCATCACGTCACATGGTCGTATCAACACCGGATCGTCACTTAGTATTTTTTGGAACAGAAACAACGATTGGCGATAACACAACACAAGATGAAATGTTTATAAGATTCTCAGACCAAGAAGATATAAATACTTATACACCCACAGCAACTAATACAGCTGGTACACAAAGACTGGCCGACGGATCAAAGATCATAGGAGCTATTAGAGGTAGAGATGCAATTTATGTTTGGACTGATACTTCTTTATTTACACAACGTTTTGTAGGTCAACCATTTACCTTTGCGTTTGCACAAGTTGGAACTAACTGTGGACTTGTTGGAAAGAATGCATGTGTAGAAGTAGATGGTGCTGCATATTGGATGTCAGAGAATGGTTTCTTTAGATATGCTGGTAAGTTAGAATCTTTACCTTGTTTAGTAGAAGACTTTGTTTATGACGACATAAATTTAGAATCTGGTAATCAAATGGTATCTGCTGGATTAAATAATTTGTTTGGTGAAGTAATATGGTTTTATCCAACGTCTACATCTTCTGTTGTAAATAGAATGGTAGCTTATAACTATTTTGATTCATCACCACAAAGACCTGTATGGACAAATGGTACATTATCTAGAACTGTATGGAAAGATTCCGCTGTATTTGGAAAACCTCATGCAACTGAATACGATGCAGACACTGATACATCTTTTGATGTAGTTGGAAACACAGAAGGAATTACAACTTATTATCAACATGAAACAGGAACAGATCAAAATAAAAACGGAACTATAACTGCAGTTACAGCAAACATATCTTCTGGAGATTATGATATTACACAAGCAAGAGCACAAGGAACAGGACAAGCTACGGGTGTTGCAACTTTTAGAGGAGATGGTGAATTTTTAATGAAGATAAGAAGATTTGTTCCAGATTTTATAGCACAAACTGGAACGACTAGAGTTACACTACAATTAAAAAATTATTCTAATAGTTCACAAGCCGGATCACCTCTTGGACCGTTTGATGTTACATCTTCTACAACTAAGGTAGATACACGTGCAAGAGCAAGAGCAGTAGCTATGAAAATAGAAAATACAGCTGCTAGTCAAACTTGGAAACTAGGAACTTTTAGATTAGACATACAACCAGATGGACGTAGATAATGGCTAAGATAGTACAAGTATTAACAAGAGCTAGTAGAGAATATGATGTTACAGTTGCTGAATCTCAAGTTAGAGATTTAGATTCAATTGTAGAAAAATTAAATACAACGTTTCAAGAAGAACTAAAGGATGAAGTAGAAGCACAAAACTTCTTTTTAAATTAATGGCAAATAGTTTTATAAATAAAAAAGTAGATTTAACTACAACAGACCTTACTACACTTTATACAGTGCCTAGCTTTAAAGCCTCTGTTGTAAAATCTTTGATAGTATCTGAAGATGCTGGATCAGGAACTACAATAACAGTAACTTTAGTCAATGCTAGTGGTACTATATTTAATCTGTTTAAGGATAAAGCCATAGCATCCAAAGCAACAACAGAACTCCTAAGTCAACCTTTAATTTTAGAAGAGAGTGAAGCATTAAAAGTACAAGCTGCTGACGCGAATGAGCTGCACGTCATAGCTTCAATATTAGAAATACAGCCAAGAGAGGTAACAACATAATGATTGAAATACAACCAGATAAGATAATTGAAAAGATAACTAACAAGAAAACAGGTGAAGTATATAAGAACGATTCTGAATGGAAAAGTAAAGGTATTCCAGTAGAAGACATTCAAAGAGATGTAACTGTAATAATGCCAAGTCTTGATTTATTTCCAAAAACAAAATAGAATAGTACAATGGCCATAACTAGAACTCAAATAGCAAAACAATTATTAGAACAAGGCGGACGTGTTGGATTTAAAAATGGTCCTGCAGGAGGGGCATCGTCTGGAGGAAATTATAGTGGTAGTACTAAGAGTGATGATAAAAAAGGTAGTAATAAAGGTTTATCTGGAGTAGATATTGGTTTTCAAAGAGCATTGGATAGACAAACAGCAAGACAAAATGAAATTACACAAAGTCAAAACCCTGACTTTGGTCAATTTTTTGGAACTAGAGTTCCTATTTATCAAAAACCCACTATCTCTCAAAAAATTAACGAAGGTTTAGGAAACTTTTTAACAACAAAGGGAGGAAAGATAACTAAATCTATTATAAAAAATTTAGTTTTTAATAAATTGCCTCTCCCTGTTAAAGCAGGAGTGCTAGCTTATAATTTTGCACCAAAAAGTGTTCAAGAACAACTTAAAAGTGCTTTTCTTAGTGGCCCAACAATAACAGATGATGATGATGAAATTACAACAGGTGAAGGTGGTCAAAACTTAATTACACAACAAAATATGAAAACAGCACCAACCATAACACTAGATGAACCAATTGAACCAGAGATAACTGAATTAGCACAACTTATAGAAGATACTCCTAGCTACAGATATTTTAACGAAGGTGGTTCAACTGGTAGACCTAGCATGGCTGATATTGCTGGACCAGCAACGACATCAGCTCCAAAAGATACAGGTGGAAATGGAATAGATATTGGTTTTCAAAGAGCATTAGATGAAGCTAAAAAAAATCAAATAACAAATACATTAGGTGGAGGTATAGGTAATGATGGAGGTAGTGGTATAACAAAATCAAATTTTAAAAAAGATATGTTTACACCCGTAACTAATTTTTCAAAATTTAATTTTAAAGATATTATAAATCTACCAATTGATGATGATTCAGAAGATGAGGATACAAAAGTAGCGGATGTTTCTGCAATAGATATTAATCGTTTAATAGGAGCTTTTGGAAAACCAAAATATAACCCTAATCAAAATATACAAGATATTAGAGACTTTGAAAGAGATGCTGGATTTGAATTTAATCCAACACTAACAGATGAAGAAATTAGAGGCATATTAAATAAAACAATTACTGAACCAACAGGACAGTTTGCAAAAGACGGTGGACGTATTGGTCTTATGGAAGGTGGCATGCCTTACGAAGGTGGGATCATGGACCTTGAATCAGCAAGACAGATGTATGGTCTAGGTAAACTTGTTAAAAAAATTGGAAGAACTGTTAAGAAGATTGCAAAGTCAGATGCAGGTAAGGCTGCATTATTGGCAGCTGGTGCTTATTATTTTAGTCCCGCGTCTGTAAAAGCAGGAACTAAAGAATTTTTATTTGGATTACCTAGTGGTAGAGATATAGTCGCTCCTACAAAAGGTTTGTTTGGTAAGGGTGGAGAGTTTGCACTTGGAGAAGGTAAATTAGGAATAGGTTCTTTAATAAGTGGTGCTTCATTATTATCAGGTCTTATCACATCAAAAGAAAAAAAGGATGAGGATGAAGATGAAACAGATACAGGTGAAGGTTTAGATATAACAGGTATTAGAAGAAATCCTCAAGGATTTTTAGCACCTCGATTTATGGCTGAGGGTGGATCTACAGAAAAAGAACCTGTAGCTAAAAAAGTTATGCCATTAATAGATATGGATGGTAAAGAAAAAGATTACAGAGAAACAGGTGGTTTTGTAGATATGGGTAGAATGGAGAAAGCAGATGATGTACCTGCA